CGCAATCACCTCTAACTGTCCTTGTGTACTCGCACTGCCAGACCTCCATAATCACCTCCTAACAGCAGCAGGGGCCGGTCACCCGGCCCCTGCCAACTGTCCGTTATTTACATTCTACCAGACATCATCATCGTCGTCATCGTCTTCTGAAGCGTCTTCAGACTCGCTCTGTGCCTGCTTATTGGCCACACGCTCTTCAATCTGGCGAACGAACTCGCCCTGCTTGCCGTATGGTACCTGATTGAGTACCGACTTCTCGAAGTCAATAAGGTCATCGGGGTCAACGTCAAGAGCTTCCTCGGTAATGCTTACAAGAGAAAGGTTGTAACGGGTCTTCATGCCCTCACCCTTCTTCTTAATCTTCCAAACAGAGTCGGTCAAAGAACCACGGTCGCCCGCGTTCTCGACAATCTGCTGACCAAGCCCACCCAAAACCGAGCGAGACAGGAAGAACACCTCACCAGTGTTAACATCTACTACGTTGATGTAAAGGGTTAGGTTAGAGCGCCAGCCATTGTCGGCACCCCAGGAACCGCCCTCATCATCAAATGTGTCAACCAGTCGAAGCCACCAGATATCAGGGTGGACGTGCTCAGACACTACGAGCCCCAGCCCAAGGTCCTCACGGTAGTAAGGGGACGTTTCGTCCAACTCCTGTGCGAACCGGATAGTACGGTCCTTGCCGGGCTTCAGATTGCGAGTAAGCTCGCGGTCATCCACCCGCTCCCCGCCACCCTGTGGTCGGGAGTCAATCTGCTTTTGAATGTTTGCCAAACCTGTTACAACACCCATTTTTTCTCCTCTGCGGCACCGCCGCTGTCTTTTTGTTGTGGTGTAAGATAGACGTTTCCGTTTGCCTTACCCTCTAATGATACCACAACTGCCCGCGCTATGCAAGCTTTCTGTATGAGTTGTATTGCAAATCACTTACTGCATTGTTTATTACATGAGATATCTCTTCGCTTGTCATGTCCCCGGCATCCTTTGCCTTTCGGGGATAGATGATGCCCCAATCATGCACTGCCCATTCAACGCTTGAGCCAGGCAGCATCGATGCCAGTGTTCGACCAGCCTTTCTACCAGCCTTGTCCGCGTCCGTCATTATGATAACGCGGTCAAAATTGCGCTGCAATAGTGCGGCCTGCTCTCTGCTGATGTGCGAGCCAAGTGCGCATACTGCGTTTGGGTATCCGGCCTGGTGTATCTTCATTACATCGAACTGAGATTCACAGAATATGGCTGTCCCCCCCGACTTTTTTGCGCGGTGCATATTAAACAGTATCTTCTTCTTGGGCATGTGCTTCGTTAGCTTAAATCGCTTGCCTTCTACAGAGCGACCGTTGACGCCGATTGGATTACCGTTTTTGTCATGTATTGGTATAACAACCATGTCCTTGACTGGGTCGTACCCTGCCTCAAAGGTGATTAGAGTCTCTTTATCGAAGCCTCGCTCTTTCATCAGGTAGTTTTGCGCCCTTTGATTGGCCCAAAGGTTCTCGCTCAGCTTGTCTATCTTTTTCTGTGAGATTGATGTAAACTCAACCTTTTCCTCAGGATGCTTTATCGACTCAGATAGGGGCTTCTGTGTCTCACTGCCTTTCTTTTTAATGAATCGTACCGTCTCCGTGTCATTTCTTTCGGACAACATCATGACAAGCTTCATTAGGTTGCCCCCGTCATTCCCCCTGCACGACGCATTGTGGCAGATGTACAGACCGTTCTCCGCACCTACCGTGAATGACGGGGATTGGGTGTTCGAGTGAAACGGGCAATAGCACAGAAAGTCATTGTCTGTTTCTGTTACTACTTCAATCCCGAGCGAGATAGCAACCTCTCGAACTTGGTCCCGAGAGTAGCCGAAATCAGTTTCCCATTCATCCAGCCCTCGTACAGCCATGCGTCACCCTCAACCTTCACACCGTATACCGTAATCACGTAACGGAACGTTTCCTTATCTGCATCATAGCGGGTTGCTACTAGCGGCGTGATATCTAGTACCGGAACGAAACCTTTATTCAACATACGCTTCTTCAGGCGAAATTCCTCGAACAACTGCTTGTTATCAAGGTCCTGAAGCGTCTTTACAGCACCATCGATATGAAAAGACTTGATATCTGGCCCCTGCATATGTAACACTTTCTCCTAGAGTTGTTTATCGCGATGCTTTCGAGCTACACGGATTCCTTCAGTATACCGTCATTCAGGCTCCACTCAAGGCTAAACTCGAAGGCTTCTCCGTGTCTTGTCTTTCTTGCAATGATTGCCCACAGGTCGGTGTCATTGTACTTGTGTACCGCAAGCGCGAGGTCCGCGTCCTGCTGGATGCCCTTTGACCAGGCCACCTGTTCAATTCGGGGTGGTTCAAGTGTGTCGTCAGGGTCATCGAAGGTTGCCTGTGTTAAATTTACCACGGGAATGTCATTGCGAACAGCCAGCCGCTTGAACTCACGGCTAATCTGTCTGTTCTTCACCGTCTCGTTACCTTCTCCGTCGGAATCAAACAACTGCTGATAATCCAGGATAACGATATCAGGTCGGTGCTGGTCAATCTTCTGTTGGACCGTTGATGGTGTTACTCTACCGTGTCCTTCTGATGACACTACGATAAAGTCTTGCTTGTCTTGGATTGTGTTAGACCACCTATCGAACTTGTCGATATTAACCATCCCCCGCGAAAAGTCGCTGTGCTGAAACTCGCCAGAACCCATAATCGTGTAGGCGCGGTCTCGGACTTCCTCTGGCGACATCTCTAGCGAAACAATCATTGGCTTATATCCCTGGCTCCAGGCACGACACGCAATAAGAGTTCCCATCCAGGATTTACCGTGACCACTCCAACCAATAAGAACGATTAGATGTCCACCGGCAAATCCTGTCGGGTACATTGCATCCATTACCTTAAACCCAGACTGGATTCCAATCGAGCCACCACGTTCAATAGCACGCTCTCGCTTGTTCTCGTAGTGCTTCTGTGCATTATCTACATCGGTTAGGTTAAGGTCTCGAATAACCTCTGCATCAACCGCAAGCTTTGAGACGCTACCAAAAACCTTTTCGACCAAGTCCTTTCCCGCCATCTTGCCGTGGTTGTTGACGGCCTTCTGAAGGATTCTTGCCATCTTGTCGTTGATGTAGTCGTTCTTGACCTCATCAACATAGGTCATTGTGCTGGCCTCGACCTCTGCACGCTCGAACTCACCGAACTGCTTCTCTAGCCAGCCAACGTCGGGAACACCTTGGTATTGAAAGTAATAGCGCTTAAGACCTTCCCAAACGTCCTTGTGGCTTGTCATCATCTCTTCGATATCCGCCGCAAGCACGGGGGCGATATCTTTGTTTTCACATACTGCTGTGATAAGCCTCGCTTCTGAGTTCACCCTGCCTCCTGTTCCTCAATCTCTTTCATGCGCTGCCGGGTAAGCTCTCGCACGCGGGCTCTTCTTTCCATGTCTCGCTTCTGTTCGTCCCGCTCCTTCATCAGCTTATCGTAGTCAAAGACGAACCGCTTGAAGTCGTGCATCGACTTTCTCTCAAAGTACCATGTCATAACAGACAGCAGTTCGTCCTCTCCAATATCATCAGCGATAGCCTTCAGCATCCCCGCGTCACGATACTTACTGCCGATATATGGCTTTCCATGACGTTGTTCATACTTTGACTTCCATACGCCGTAAAGTTTGTGTCCTGCGTTCTTTGCTGCTGCCATCTACAAACACCTACTCTGGATTGATTTGTGTTGCTCTACGTGCATCGCGAGACATCGTCTCGTAAATCTCCTTGCCCTTCTCAACGAGCTTTGCCTCAACCTGACTGTAGATTTCGTCAGCGGCCTCCTCGAATGTTTCACCGTCGCGCAACTCACGTTCGTACTCGATGTGTGTGCGAAGGGACTCATAGTTACCTAGGTTGCTCGTAAACCCTGTGCTAATGCGTACTGCGTTCATTTGAATCTCCTTTATCTACCACTCTTCTGCCTTCCATACAGGCACGAAGTCTTCATTCTCTTTGACATACAACACCCTGCCAGACTGTATCAGCGCACGAAACTCTTCCCTGCTAGGAATCCTGTTGTTCGTGATACGGCCGTCCTTCCTTGGCCTACCGATGTGTACTGTTGCAAGGTAGTCACGAACCTTGATTAGGTCATCCTCTGAAAAGAAGTACCTTCCTGGCTTACCTGATTCAAGGTTGTATTCTCTCTGGGGGTATTCTACATCCCCCCGCTCCATGTATTCTACCAACCTGTCTCGGTGGCGTCCAATAAGCCTAGCTGCCTCTGTAATTGTAAAAGCATTTTGCTTTCTTCTTTTAATGTCAGACCAAGAGTAGACCTTGAACTTGTGCTCTGTGAAGTCATACGTCGTCGCTGTGTCCTTTGCCCGATTGACGTGAATGACCTTATGTAGAGCCCCATTAAGGTAGAACATCTTTATCTTTTTCTTATCTACCGATGACATATTTCCCCAATGCACTCTTCTTCTTGATGTGCCAACGCTTTGCGCATGTCAGGCACGACAGGTCAAAAAAGCTCTCTCCGTCATAGAAAGTATCAACCATCACGGCACCACCACAGGCTTTATGCCTCATCATCTTGCACACCCGACCCAAGTAGCTCCAGCTTGTCGTCAATGCCAGTCTTGTCTAGAATAAATTGATAGATTAGCTGGGAGCCGCCGTAAACCTGGAGCGTCATAGACATCAAGTCTGCGGTGTCAAAGTCGCCGGTAACCCAGGTGTGGACAGCAGCGGCAATAACGCTCATTACACCTGCGATGGCTGACTTTTGCTTCGTACTGAACCACGGCATCTTCAGTAGCGACGTGGACAGGACAACTGCAATAGCGATAATAAACAGGACAATCGTAGAATCAATCATAGTAGTACCTCCTTTAGGTATTATACATCAGGGTTATGGAGGAAGCAAGGGGCTACGCTACGTAGCGCCTACCGTCAACATAAACAGTGTTTCCCTGGAATTCAGACTCCTGTACGAAACATCTATCACCATCAATGTATGCTGTTAGGAATCCGTGCTGCCAGTTGTGGAACGGGGCATAGTCCATAAGCTTTAGGTTGGTCATGTGGCCCGCTTCCCAACCCCGCTCGATTCGTCCATCATAGTAGGACTTTCGGTGATTGCCGAGTCTATGTGTATGGCCCATAATCATGGATACACCGTAGTGACTGCATTCTTTCCTTACACTATCCCCCGCGTTTTGTCCCAGCAGTGTACCGTGGTGGACATAGTAACCACCGAACTTCTTTTTTGGCGGGGCACCGTAAGGCTGATAGTCAATGCCTAGATTGTCTAGGTCAAAGATTTTCCTGATTGTCAGTGCGCCCACAAGTGCCGGTGCATTGCGTGCAATGTAGTCTTCCAGACGAAACTCATGGTTTCCATCGAGCCAGTCGATGTTTGCATCACTGTGTTCTGACCGAATCTCCTGTAATAGCTTCTTAGAGTCCGTCTCTGTTGTTACGGCTACACGCTCCGTATATTCTTGCGGTGTTCCTTTTACCCATCTCCCCGGCGACTCGAAGTCGTCAAAGTCACCGAGGAACGTGATGTGGTCTGGCTTCCACTCGCGCATAATCTTCATCCACAGCGTCGTCTTTCGCTTGTCGTGCTTTGGGACATGCCAGTCATTTACCACAGCCCACTTTTCCATCGTCATTCGTGTTCCTGTCATCGTTGGCTCGGTTCGCTTGATTGAATTGCTCATAACACCCCATACAGAGGGCTAGAAGGTTGTGAACAGAGTTAGCTTGTTCATGCTTGTCTAGGCCAAAGTAATCAAAGTGGTCTATGTGGCACACTGCGAGGCGGCTTGATGCTTCCCCGCAAAATTCGCATCTACTTCCTGCTCTCTGTACAGCCCGAACGGTAGCGGACTTCCACGAAGGTCCATAGTACTGTTTCCTTGGCTGCCTGTCAAGATGGTTGCAGCCCGTGTCGGTGTCACACGTTAATCCGCAGTGCTCACAGCTATACAGCCTTTCATTGGTTATACCCTTACACTCCTCTGAACAGAAGAGTCCTTGTCCAAGGTTTTTGCTGTATTGGCGGCGACACCAAACGCATGTCCTTTGCTGTTTGTGCTCCACCCTACATTGCCTTGAACAGGATGAGCGTCTTTCTATGGTTGATTTCGCCCCCCAGAAAATCTCGTTACAGAACTTGCATCTTTTAGAAACCCAGTTGGGTTGTAACTTCGTTTTGGCGGTCATTGGCCGCTGAAAGTGTCTTCTCTGGTGCTCTTCAACACTCAAGACCTCAATCATATTCGGTCGGTTGTCGTTCTTGGCACCCTTATGGTGTACCGTTTCTCCTGCAACAAGCAAACGGCCGAGCATACGTTCCGCCGCGAGGCGGTGTTCGTACACCCAGCCGTTACAGAAACTCGCGGGGTGAGAGGGTACATACACCCTTACATAACCGCGAGCCTCTTCCACTCTCCTGAGTTGTTTCCAGTCAGTCAGTGGCTCGTACAATAAGAGGGTTCCCCCTTCGACGCAACTCAAGCAGTCTGTCTACATGCTTTGCATCTACCGGGGTTTTAACCCCGCGCTTAAATCTCTGACCGGACTCCTTGTCGAAATACACACCGGAGTTGCCGGGTGCCAGTGTTAGTTCGACAGGCTTCTTTGCCCGTGTCTTCTTCGGGGGCTCTGTGGCAGGCTTTTGTTCCACAACCTTATCGGTCTCAGGTACAAGCCCACCTTCGTTCTCAAAGTTCTCTACTTCTGACATGTGTGCTCCTTATAGTCCTATCATAATCCAGTTAACAAAGTTTGGTCCGTAGGGCAGGTTGCCGGTTTCAAAGATGAACCTTGCGTAACTCTGGAACCCGGTATGGTCTAGTGTTGGAGATTGCCCAGACAAGTTAGCGATAGCGATTGTTGAGCGGCGCGCTCTTGTTGATGCGAGCGTAACAACCGCTACCGGCCTTGTTCCTGTTCTGAAGAAGTTGCCAACATTAACGAACCTTGTTCTGTAGAACGTCGTCTGGCTGTCAGAATCAACAGCGCCAGCGGCAATCTTCAGTCCGCTGGTCTCTAGTCTACCATACGCCTCATAGCGCACATCAATCTTAGTGTCATTAAGGTGATTGGTGTTGGTGATAATGGTATTGAGTCGTTCTCTGTCGGCAACATCGTTATCACCGAACAGAGGTACTGGTGTGAATGACATTCTACATCTCCTCGCTCTTTGTCATGCTACAGCAACGCTGGTTATCAGTCAATCTTGTCAGCTACCTTGTTTGACTCTGCCTGCTGCATCTCCTGTGCTTCCTGTAGCATCTCTTCTAGCTTGATTGCCTTAGCTTCAGCAACACACCTCGCGAACTGGTCGGGGTAGAGTTGTTGCATAAGATTAATAACAACTTGGTAGTCGATGTCCAATTTATTCTCCTCAATCATTTTTTGAAATTCTGTTCTCGATGTCAGATACCCACTCCCAGAGTAGAGCCACGAACTCGCTCANCCTTATGCCCAACATTACGTCCTCTACACATTCTGGGCCTGGGTTTATGCAGTTCCCCTCGTCATCATATCTAGGCTCTTCGTTAATTTCCTCGTAAATTTCTGGGTCATCAGCGGGGTCATAGATACCACCAAATTCAATTCCTAACTGCTCACAGGAGAGCTTTACTTCGTCTAGAACAAAACCGATATGTTTTTTTGGTTTTGTTTTTTGAACCCCCGCTTTTGAACCTTTTTCTTCAAATCGAGACTTTTCTTCAAGTAAATCAAACTCTTTAATTTTAATTGATTTTGCTAATTGCACAAGCTCTTCGTGATTGGGCTCTTTTATCTCTTCCTTTAGGCGTTCATCGGAACCAAATACAGGCTCGTTAACGGTGTGCAGTGCCAGCCATCGCCTGCTGGCGTTTCCTAGGCGAGCCCCCGCGTCCTCAGCAGGGCGAAAAACTGGACCAACAGCAGGATTATCAGCGTCATGCTCTACTCTAGTAGACAATCCGCTTCCGAACTGAAATAGGTCGGTAATAACTCCCAATGAAAAGTCACCAATAGACCTCATTCTGCCATCAGCAGAGCCAGCGAACCCAAATGTAAGCTCCCCATTGTTCGTGCTTGACATTCTTATTGCCCTGGTGCCTGCGGTTCGTATGTCACCACCGACAATAGTGGGGGATGTAATTGTTATACCAGCCTGCACGTTGCTTGCGGTAATGTCACCGCTAATGTCTGCATTACTTGCTGTAAGGTTGCCAGATGTATCCACACTGAAGTTGTTACCAATGTCAATTCTTCCCCTGCTAATCCTGACGCTTCCATCAACATCAACTCTAAAATTTGCATTTAAGAACGAGGTGCCACCTAACCACATCTGACCAGAAGTATTTACGTTAAAGCTTGAGGGAGGGCTCCCAATCGTAATCGTCCCCCCGGTGATATCACCCTGAAAGGTACCACTGAGTGCCCTAAGCGCACCCTGGTTAGAAACTCTAAAAGGTGCGCCAGAAAAAGTCGTTGCGCCAAGCCACATGTTGCCACTTGAGTCAACTCTAAAGCCACTGCTACCGCCAATTTGTATTGTCCCGCCCTCAATGTCACCCTCGAACCTACCACTTAGCGCTACAAGGTCTCCTTGGTTGGTAACACTAAAGTTGGCGTCCTGTAGTTCCGGGGCACCTATCCACATATTACCATCATTATCTACGTGGAATGCGTCTTCCCCGCCGATATTTATGGTCCCCCCGAGAATGTCACCAGTGATAATAGCCTCTTGGAAGACGGCCTGGCCGTCGATTGTTATCTGCCAACCCTGGCCTAGCTGTGTCTCTGATGGGGGTATAAAGTTGTTAGATTGAATAGAGCCGGTTGTAATCTGGTTACCGGATATTGTTGTTCCCCCGGAAGTTTTGAAGAATGAGGCAGAGTCATCAAGCCCGGACCGAATCTCTAGCTGTGCTCCATCGAAGATTACATCTGCATCATCAGACACAATCTTGATAACGAACATGGCAAGGTCTATGTTGGCGGGGATGGTGAATAGTTGCTGTACACGCTCCCATTGCCCAGGTAGAGCCGTAAATACATCACTTGACAAGAATGAATCATCATCAAGCAATAGCTCAAGCTGTATTTCAACGTCATTGTTGTCATCATTGTATACGTATATAGATGAGATGTAGTCGGTGCCTGGCTCTACACGGATATTGTGGTTGAATTGTTCTGAAGAGTCTTGAGTGCCGAAGAAAACTCTTCTTTCTTCCCCGCCGAATTGCCCAGGGTCCCTTACAACCCTGAGTGCTGTGGGGCCGTACCTCGACTCGCTTGATGTTTGAAATACAACAAGTGGTGACTCGTGAAATATGTTTACCTGATACCAGTCGTCCGCGTATGTGAACTGCGTGTACCCCTGGTCAAGTATGTTCGCTTCCTGCTGTGTCTGGATAAGCTTCGCATCAATCTCACCATCAAAAAGGAATAGGTTGTTGTTGTCAAGCGCCCAACCTGTTCTCTGGCTGAAGTCAAAGTCTTCGGACTCTATTATCCCCCCGTCAAGAACGGTGAGCTTTGACTCTACATCGAGGTCGCTAACGAATGCTGTTCCTGCTACAAGCTTGTTAGCAGAAAGGTTGGCAATCTTTGCGTCAGTGATTGTAGCATCTTGAATGTGGATGTTCTCTACAAGCTTGATTATCTCTGGCCCCGCCGTTTCTGACGGGTCGGAGAATGACGGGAATCCTGTAACAGCGACCGCAATAACGTAAACGTCCTGGTCTTCGTCCTCTACCTCGAACGGTGATGAGAACACAAGCTCATTAAACAACGCAGGTTCGTCACCACGTCGCTCAATTGACTCGTTCATGCGTATCAGTCTGTTTACCGAAGTTCGCTCCAGTAGTGTTGTTGAATCTTCAATCTGGTCTGGGTAGTCAGGAACGAAATTCTCTTCCTTGCTGATATGGAAGTCAAGTCGTTGAACGTTTACGGGGAGGAGGTTACCGTCGCTATCGCGGAGGTCGTGTCGAATCTGTATATTCTGAAGGTTACCGGCAACAAGCGGAACGGAAGGTGTGGGTGGCTTGGTGTCGTCCTCGTCCGTCTGTGAAAAGGCTGTGGCCCACACAGAAAAGTTTCCGTTCCTGTCGAATGCCTGGACACCCCAATAAACATCGACCCCCTGTGGAAGCTCCTGCTCTGTGCTGAACGTTTCTTCGTCACTACCCGAAACACGTTCGTCCTCAACATCAATATAGTTCCACGGACGAGTCTCGTCTAGTCGGTAGCGAACACGGAAGCCCTCTTGGTCGGTGTAAGATGTTTCATCTTCGTCCTCGGTTGGTGCGTCCCATGAGAATACTGCTGCTACAAAGCCTGGACTAGAAAAGTTGCTACCATCAAACTGGAGGTTGTCAGGAGCTTTCGGGGCGATACGGTCTTCTAGCTCTACTGAAACCTCTGACTCAATCTCCGTGTTCGACTCCCCGAACTGTCCGAACCGGTCGAATGCACGCACAACGTATGCTTGCGCTCCAGTACCTACATCGGTGTCGGTAAATACAATCGTGCCAGGACCTACTGACGCTAGAAGCGTGTCGTTCTTGACGATATCGTATCTGTCAAGGTCATCCTCGACCTCTGTCCATGTCAGTTTTACAGCGTTACGCTTCGAGATTGCCTGTAGGATGGGGTTTGCGGGAGGTTGTTTGACAAGTGTTATCGTTGAGGGAGTAGACAGGTTCCCAACACGGTCCCTGGCCTGCACTGTTACTTCTATTGCTGGCTGGGGGGATGAAAACCCATTCTTATTTCTTGTGAATGTGAATACGAAGACATTGTCTACTGTTGAGTGCTCTATCTCCTCCCCCGCCGCCTCAATAGTAACCAGATAGTCCCTTAAGTCGTCAAGGTCTGTGCCGTCCTCATTCTTCTGAACACGAGTCCATGTTATAACGAAGTTAGAGCCATCAACCTCTCCGTTGAGGTCTGGAACCTGTTCCGGCGGCATATCGTCTTTAACGGTGTCAAACTCAAGCGCAGCCGACCACCGACCCGGGTTTCCTTCCTCATCAAGACCCCGCACTTGCACAGCATATGTGGCGTTTGGCTGCAAGCCGCTGTACTGAAAGTTTTTCCTGCTCAACTTCCCTCCTCGTTCAAGCTAAAAAGAATTTCTATTGAGTACTCTAGCTGCAACTCTGATGTTTTTCTTTTTTCAACGGGCTCGTCAAGAACGGTCCTTGATACAAGGATTGGGCCGTTGTTCGTTGATATAACATCGAAGCGAAGTCCGTCTAAGATGATATTCGAGGCATCTGATGAGGTTGTTGAAACAATCTCGATGCTTCTGAACTCATCGTAAGGTGCGTTACCGACTTCGTTAAAATCGGAACGCTCCCATCGCTCGACATTGAATCCTGGTGACGGAGTAAAACTGTATGACCTGTAGTTGTTTTCATTCACACGGAAACGGACTTCAAGGCTGTCAGACTGTCCTGACAGAGTTTCGTAGGCGAGAGCGAACTGGTCGTCAGGCTGTAGGTCAATAAAGCTTCCGAACACCCCATTGCGTATAAGTGAGTATGAGGATGACGGAGGTACGTCTAGTTGGAATGATTCTAGACCTGTTCTGCCCCCCTCGAAAACGAACCCTTCCTCGAAAAACTCTGTTCCATCCCACAACAGCCACTCAGCATCATCCAAAGCATCGAAACTTGTGATTACAGTGCTTGCAGCGCGCTCATCGATAACATCATCCAGAAGGTATAGACCTATCTCATGGATTGTGAACGCTATCTCTTGCTCAACGATGCCCCTGAGAAGAATCTTAGAGTCTTGCTCCACGGGCTGACGAAGGTCCACCCTGTCCCTGTAGTATTCAAAGCCGAGCTTTCTGTCATCAACGGTAGCAGGCTCCTCGCTAATGCCAAAGGCCATAAAGTCTCCGATAGTATTTGACCTCCCCGAAAGGAACTTCAATATCTCTCTTTGGCCTTGCACCGTGATAACATTATCACTTGACTGCAAAAGCTCGTTGTCTCGGTATATACGGTATTGACCTCTCATAGTCTCGAAATCCTCATCTCGTGTGTTGCCGCGCCATCTGCGGGGGTGTAGGAGAATGTCACATCTACAAGTGCCGAGCCGTCTGGCTGAATGCGAACCTCCATGTTCTCTACCTGTATGTCTGAAGGTGTTCCTAGTTCGCCGGAAAACACAGGGTCGCCAGGAGCGGTTCCCGGAGGCTCACCTCCAACGTCCCTTACGTCTGCGCCGTAACCCACGATGTTTACACCAGAAAGGCGAAACTCTGACCCTCTAAGAGGACCCGACTGAACATTGACAATTTTTCTGTCTGAAGTGTTTATTCTTTGCTCTGGCATGAACATATCCTATCACAGAGTTCGGTTATTAGCAACCAGACGTGCAGTGCTTATCGATAGCGGCGAAGCGTAAGCGTCATTCGATGATTTCTACCAACGGTCTTAACTATAGAAGTGATGTTGTACTTGTGGGTGCTTGCAGAAAGGTTCTGTGTTGGTGCATCTATGTCTACAAGGTCCCCAACCTGCAATTGGGGTATAACAACGGTGTCCACCTCTACAACATCGTTTGAAGGACCCCATCTTTGCGTGAACCAGTCAGCGATTCTTTCTGCTCGGTCCTCTGTCTGTATCCATGTTGATGAAAGCTCAAGTTCTTCAAGCCCCCGGCGGCGGCGAGAAAGAGTGTCTTCCCTGGTGATGTTTTTCTCATCCTCCTCCACAATCGGTCTCCCGTAGACAGCGAGTGTCATGTTTGCGCCATCACTGGACGGGTCAGAACCAACCGCAACGATATCATCTCTGGTTTTGTTGACGATTGCAAAGTTAGAACTGAACGGGTCTCTGTTGTGGAATACTGTAAATATCTTGTCGTCATTGGATATCAGAAGGTCAGTGGCAACATTGGGTGCGATTTCGTAGTCAACATCGAACTCCTTTCCACCGTGAACGATTGGGCCGAAGTCCTCAAAGACTATGCTAGCAAACGGTCTGTTCATCCTTCTCCAGTTAGATTCAAGCAACCCGGACACGAAGCCGCCATTTACCCTGTCCCTAAATGACGAGTAAAGCGCATCAACATCACTGCCGGTAAGAGGGGTGCTGAGCGCCCATGCAGCGTCGAACTCGGCCTCGGAGACCGCTCTACAGAACACGCCCCAGGACCCGCTGCGAAGGGCACCGTCTGTATCGGTGAAATTGATTAAGGGCTGCCCATCGATAAGGAACGTAAACTCTCTTGTGTTGATGTTTATTCTTCTATGAAGGACTTCGAGTCTGTATCTTCTCCCCGGAATAATCTCATAACTAACACCTACGTCGGGAAAAGACTCTTGTGTCTCTGGTGAAGCTTCTCCTAAGAACGTTCCTCGAAGCCTTGATGTTCTTTTCCATGCCCTAACTTCAGACTTTTGGGCGCTGCTGCTTGCACTGGCATGTTCTGTAGGAAGTATCTCGAAGTAGTAGCCTCCTCCTGCTGTATTGTTGTGAACAGTTATACCAACAACACCCTGTCCTCTATGAGTTAAAGATGGTGCCTGCGGGGCTCGGTCCAGGGGTATGATTACTTCTGCCCCATAGTAGTCATACGTCTGGTTTGCTGGTGTATTGAGATACATCGCTGTTGTCCAGTTCTGCCTAAATCTATTTACATTCGGTCTGGACACATTTTGGTTTGATTCGAGGAACACCTGGCTGTCTCTAACCTCGTGTCTTGCAACACTGCTGTTGAAAAGCCTAACGTTTTTGGTTGTGGCTCCTGTGGCCTCTACAGAATAAAACTGCCAATTGTTGTTTGTTGGGTTGATGTTGTGAGACTGTATTGTTGAGTCATACAGCCCTCGCTCTTTGATTTTCAGAAACTGACTGTCGCCTTCATCGTCAAAGACCTTCTCGTATCGCATATACTCACCGTCAATGTTTACAATACCACTTCGAGCCCAGAAGTCTATGTCATCTTCAGGTACGGATATTTCGTCTGATGAAAGAGTGATGTTCTGTGTTAGCGGAGAAGCGTTCAGGACAAGTGGGTTTGTTTCTTCCCAAACGATGTTATTAACGACCACCCCCGCGTCTGTTGCCGGTCCAACAGGTGTGTACTTGATGTTTACTCTGTTGGCACCAATCTCGAACCTCGGGTCAAAGCTGATAAGATTTGCGAGATTGTTGCCGTCTGCCTCCTCGCGGAAGCTCCACACCGGGGTGTCATTGCCCCACACGAAGTCCCTTGACTCCCAGACAAAAAAGTCCTGCTCATCAAAGTAGAACACGGCCTGCTCTGCTCTTGCAAGCGAGACTAGTGATTCCCATACTGTCTCATTGTCACGAAAAAACACATAAGGAATTCTGCGGAATGAGTCTTCTTGCGTATACCTAATGTCGTATGCGGTGTGTCCAAACCGCTCTAGAACGTCGGCAACGATAACCTCTGCTGGCCTGTTGAAGTAAAAGCTGTTCTCAGAGATTGTTTCCTGCATGAACTTTGAACGGTCGGTTGCAGATACTGTGGACAAGGCATCGGAATCAGAGTTCCATTCGTCAGAGAAGAACACTCCTTGCGGTATAGCCTCTCCACTTCCGTCCGTTCTTGTTATAACATCAGACACGTCGAAACGAACGTTCCTGTCGATAAGCTTGGATATCGGTGAGTCCGTGTTCTCCTGGTCAAAGAACCTGTCATCATTGGATAAGCGTATTGTTGCTGAGGATGATGCGGCAGTACCTATTGGGCTGATGATGTCTAATTCTTCCCGCCGCTTTTGTATATCAACCTCAATGATTCTGTCTGTAAGGTCGAATGTAAGTCGGGGAGAGAATTGGATTATAGACACCCCAGCGTTTGGCTGCGTCAATTCAAAGACCTTCATTCTCCAGCCAAGCACCTCAATAACGCTTTCCTCTGCCAACGACTGTACACCGCTCCAGGTTCCGTTGGGCTGCCTCCAGATGTTTGTAACACCCTCACCATCGACATTGTGGACACCTGTAGTTTGCCAGCTAGAGCCATCAAGAGTGTACTCTAGCTCGACTGTCGTTGGACGCGCGAAAGATGTCTCAAATACAACAGCAACCTTGTTGCACGGCATAGGCTCCGGGTACATAATCGTAATCTCGATGGGGGAAGAAAACTGGCCGTTCGAGTCTGTTCTTGAGCGAGAATGGTAGTACTTGTAGTTTGCTTCTTCCGAAGGAACCCTGTACTTAGGAAATGTAAAGTCGTCCGTTACCCTGCTTTGGTTAACAATAAGCTTGGGAACACCCGTCTTTGAGGGCCTTCTTGGAAGGACAATGTCTTCCAAGGGGAAGAGGCTGAAGTTAATCGGAGCGCTGAATGTACTTGACGATACGGAGGTGTCGGTATAGCTGTTTAGCTCCCACTCAGCAATAACCCTAGAGAAAATCTCCAGGGATACCTGTTCTTCAAGTGTACGCTCTAGTAGCGTGGATACTGGCTGCAAGTTATACCTCCTCTAGCGTCATGCTCAGTGTGTAGAAGCTTACGGGGTTTCTTCTACTTTTCACCCCCATGTCAAAATCAGAGAAAACCATCGTCAGGTTCTCAACAAGACCCGTATCGTATGTGACTGATACTGGAAATGCACCCGTATTGTTCAGGTAGAATGACTCAATCTCCTTTGCTCCCATACCGAAGTCAACGGTGTACTCGTCGTTCTCTGGTAGGTCGTCCCATGATGCAGAAAGAGTTTTCTTGTCTGCTCGGTGGTATATTCTCAACCCCCCGCGCTGTGTGCGAATCTTGTTCTCAAGTCTCTCGAAGGAGATAGAGAGTTCTGACCGGCCGTGGTCTGTGACGAAGTTACCGTCAAGGCTCAGTATCGCATCCTTTGGGAAAACAAACTGTCTCACGTCCTCACCACTCTCTTTCTGCCCTTGGTTCTCTCCATGCGGTCAATCTCGAAGACCACCTTCTTGGCAAGCTCCGCTTCATCAATACTACCACCGTCTATGTTGAACTCCAAATTGTAACTGTTTCTGCCCCCGCCACTTGCGGCGAATTCTTGGATGGCTGTTTCTAGAGCCCTTGTTGATGGCTCTGTCAGTACACGCTCTCCTCTGTGAAGGTTAGCGATAGTATTATCAAGCTTGATTTTACCACCTGTTCTCATCGACGGGACTAGGCCACCCTCGTGTAGATACGATACGTGAACGTGGTCATAGTGTCCAAGGGTTGGGCCAGGGTTGGTCCCGTATCTCGTGTACGGCCTCCAGCCCCGTGCATCACCGCTATTAATCATTTTGTCCCAGATGACATACTTTGTGCCGAACACATCGGGGTTGTTTACGTGCCATCCTGCGACCTGCCACCCTAGTCTTCTCTGAGAGTCGGTAGGCATGTTTCCGAGTGGCGCTACCATAAAGTCGAGGGCTTTGCCCCAACTGTGGTCGGATGCTGCAACTCCACGGTGTACGCCCGTACCAATACCTCCAGGGAAGTCAGAAAGGCCGCGCCAGTACTGCTTAGCTGCCCTTGTGTTTGCAGAAAGCACACCCCATTGTCGAGGTGGCCATCCTGTAGCTGAATCACCTCTCCACCCCGCCGCGTCACCGAGAGCACCTGGCATAAACATCATTGCTGCCTCGCCTATTGCTCTACCAACAGACCTACCGAAGTTATTGGCAGTCATCTTACCTGTTATATCTTCTCCCCCGCCGCCTGAGGACGTAAACCTATCAAGCATATTATTTGCAAACTGACCAATCATAGAGCCCGCTGCTGGGCCGAGAGCGCCGGAGTCGGTAAGGTTGACCCCAGAGGCTCGTACAGGACCGCCATCGTGGAACCTCATTCCATTGTTGATAAGGTTGAGATAGTCTTCTCCAACCTGGCGAACAGCGGAACGCTGTATCACATACTCACCCTTTTGCAACACTGCGGGCGTCTCGTCAGGCTTAAGTCCGGGCGATGAAGGCCCTGTTACACGACCACCAGAGTGAAACTCGCCTGGAACCGTAACCCTAGAACCATCTGGTGCTATTACATTGGGTCTGCCTTCAGAACCTATGTTGGCCTGTGCGATGTCACCCTCAATCTGCCTCTCAAGGTCCTTGAGTTCTTCCCTAAGGCCCTCTGTGAATGACTCTGCTACCGACTCTCCAGCCGCCCTCCACTTTTCGCTCTCGGCAACAGAGTCGGCTGCGGCATCTACAGCAGTCTCGAAACCGTTTCTGATATTGTCGCCAGACTCTTTGGTGTACTTCTTTGAAATCTCTCTCATAGAGATTCCGAAGCCTTCCATACTTCTCTCAAGCGCCGACATGTGTGCTCTGAATTCGGACTCAGTCGCAGGTATGACGTTACCCCAGTCGTCCAGGTACTGACGTACAGAACGTCTCCTCTCTTCCGCCGCTTCTCGGGCTGCATCACGCTCTATCTCGAACTGTTTCTCAATAAGGTCTTGTGCGTCTTCGAGAGCTTCTATCTGCTCATCTCGAATCTCTTTAATCTTCTCGCGCTCAGTCCTAATCTCTTCCTGGCGTGCGTCCTGAAATGCTTCTTGTTGGCGCTCGTATGATTCGATGATGAACTCTTCTGAGCGAGCCTGCATACCTATTCTTATTCTAGCTGCTTCTGCTATATCCCCCCGAGCGATAGAGATATCGAGCATAGCTTGGTCCTCCTGCATACCCCTTAGCAGGTTTATCCTTCTACGCTCTTCCTGAAAGAACTGCTCTCTTCTTCTGTTTGCTTCTTCTTCTCTTCTTTCTTGCTCCTCGATGCGCTGAAGCTCAGCGTCCGCATTGTCATTGATTCTGTCAATCTCATCCTGATTGGCTGACATGCGCATCTCTTCGCGCCTGTCTATGGCCTCTTCTTCAGCACGAATCTGGGCTTCAAGGGCGTCTTCGACTGCCCTGACAATATTAGACATCACATCTCTACTTGCAGACTGTAGTGCGCTTACCCACTGGTTGGCACGACGCTCGGCCTCACGCAGCTTTTCGTTTATCTCTTCCTGTCTCGCCTTAAGCGCTTCTTTATTTTCAACTTGGTCGCCAAGAAAAGCGTCTATAAGCTCTTCTTGCTCTCTTCTGTCGCGCAACTTTTGGATATAGTTGTCTATCGAATCAACGCTCTCATTTAGAAGGTCTAGCTCTAGTTCCTTCAGTTCATTTAAACCCTGCTGAAGGATTCTTTGTTCATATATATTGTCGTTACTAGCTTGGCTAAGCCTTTCTTCAGCCTCGGACCTCTGCTCTTGAATAGAAGATAGTTGCAGTTCAATTTCTCTTCTCCTCAGAAGAGCGAGTACCTGAGCTTTTAGCTCGTCTGTAAGTTTCTCATTATCTAGGATATCCTCCTTAGTAAAGTTGTTTATGTCGATTTCGGCCTCAAGCATATCCCGCTTAAGCTGCTCGGACTCCTCAAGCGCTTCTTCGTGGTCTTCGTAAAGACCCTTTAGTTCTCTGGCCTGCTTGTTTTGCTCAACAACTTCATCTGTTATTGAAGAAGCAATGCGCTCTGAGTTTCTTAGACTTTCAGCCCACTCCTCCAAAGCGTCTGCCCCTAGATTTGTGACACCCGGAATTTGTTCAAGCCCCCTGAGAAGACCGGCAATAACGTCAGCCACGGCTGCTACAACTTCATAAAAAGCCCTCCACAAAGCCTTCACGGCTTCAGTGAATAGTTCAGTGGCGTTCCCTGCACCAGTAATTGCTGCCGCAATGCCAGACACGAGATAGAATACAAACTCAAAAACATTTGCAAGGCCGCTCAAAATCCTTGCTATAAAAGCTAGTGCATCGACCACACCGCCAGCGAGAAAACCAACAATACGACCAATAATTTCTGACATTCTTGACAGGCCGCTCCCCTCTTCTCCTTGCTGCCTAAAGACTTCAGCTATGCGTCTAACTGTTGACATCAGTCCGTCAAGTGCCTCCCTAAGCCTTGAAAGAGGTCCTTCTAATGACTCCCTAAAACCAGCAAGCGCAGCACCTGGGTTGGCCAATATTGGAATAGCCAGTATAGCAGCACCTATAGCAAGTATGGTGCCTTTTACAGCGGCTATTGACGCCGCAAAGGCACCAACATACTTTGAAATAGAAGCAAAGGCTGTTGAAAGCTTGCCGGATGATGACGCTGCTCCAGTCATATATGCAGCAAACTGTCTCATATTATCAACAGCAGCTTTACCGATAGTTGCAATCCCCGCGCCTCTTAGTGCTGTGCGCGCTCTGCCTGGTGGTCTGCGTCGAGGGGCTTCCCTTTCGTCTCGTCTTTCCCTGCCTCCGGGAGTTCCAATGAAAACATCGCTTTCAGCAGCGCCAGTAACAGCGGAACCAGCTTGTGACGTGGCCTGTGCTGTAGCCATTCCTGAGGCAGCCTGTCCTGCCCGTATATAACCCTCTGACATACGGTTTAGAGAGGCTGTTGTTGCGTCGGCAG